CGTCGTCTTCCACATACACCGGTTTGCCATCCTGCACCTCGGCGTACACCTTGCCTTCCACTTCGATCGTCTTGAGCTTCACGGTCATCCTCTGGGCATCCGCCCGGTTACTTGCGAGCCATCCGGCCCATCGCGCCCTCGGTGTCCACCTTGCGGGCATGAAAAAAGCCCCGCCGGCGAAAGCCGTTGGGGCCAGAAAGCAAAAAACCCGCCGTTGGCGGGTCAACTCAGTGTTCGGTTACCTACAGGAGAACGACGCGCTCTCCCCTCATAAAACAGTTGGCGCACAGCAGGCCCTTGGTGCCGCCGCTGTACTTGCGGCCGTCGGCCGTCATCACCCCGGTCTTGGTTTCGATGACCTCGCGGCCGCCGCACTTGTGACACTGGATCATGCCCTTGGGCTTGGCGTACGACCGCACACGCTTGCGCACCTTGTCGGCTGGCGTCTCGACCGGCTTGGCTGCGTCGGGGACCAGGTGCAGGGCCATCAGGCGGCGTGCTTGGCCAGCTCGGCGTCGAGCTCGTCGCGGACTGCCTTCTCGTCGGCGTCCGGGTGCAGTTCCAGGTACTGGCGCACGGCGTCGTCGGCGCCGTAGTCGTCGGTGAAGCGCGAGCCGGCCGCGAGCAGACCGAAGACGGTGTACGTCCTCCGGTCCTTTACGCGCGGCTGATCAGTCGTCATCTTCGATCTCCAGGTCGATCACCCTGTAGGTGCGCCCTCTTACGGTCGCCGTGCTCTTGCCGGCGACCCGGTATTTCAGCCCCGGCGGCAGCAGCACCTCATGCTCGCCGTCGTTCAGCGTCAACGGCTCAATATACACCCCGTGCCGCGGCGAGCCAATGCGTAGCAGGACGTCAGCCGAACCGGCCCAATTGGCCGGCACCTCGACCGCCCGCGAGAATGACAGCAGCTGGTTGCCTAAGTCCAGGGGCTCGCCAACGGCCGCGCGATCCCACCAGGTGTTGGCGTTGGCCGCTCGGGTGGTCGGCGCCCGCCAGATCTCGCCGCGGTGCTCGCCGATGCCCGGGAAGCTGGACACCGTCAGCGACGCAAACTGCCGGTCTTCCAGGGTGCCGCCCGTCTCGCGCATGCGCCGGTTGATCGGCAGGAAACCGCTGCCCGTGTAGTACCGCACGGCGGCCAGCGATTCGACCGTCGAATTGTAACCCTCGGCCGCCTTGATCTCGGCCACGCGCCGGGCGTGGGCGGCGTAGTCCATGGACTCGCCCCGGTACAGCCGGCCCAGCAGCTCCTGCTGCGCCTGCGGCGACGCCAGGAACTTGGCGATGGCGTCCTTGGGCTGGCCCCGTGGCGGCTGGTAGGGCAGCGTCAGGCCGGCCTTCGTCGCGGGCGCCGGGAACTTGGCCTTGAGCTGGTTCAACGTCAAGGTCTGGCCCTTGTCGTTGTAGAACTTGTCCAGCGGCAGCTTGCCGCTGCGGAACAGCGCCCCCTTGCTCTTGCCCAGGACGTCGTCCTGGACGGCCTGCGGCTGGCCCTTCAGCCAGTCGGCGTAGGTCGTGCTGGCCTTGACGGGGCCGCCCTGGGATGCCCGCGTGCCGAACAGCGGCTCGTCCTCCATGCCCTTTAGGATCGGCAGCGACGTCGACCGGCAGCACATGTGCAGTCGCCCGGGCCCGGCGCCCCACGGCACTTTGTGGCCGATGGGCTTGTGGTCGGTCGTATACCGCAGGCCGTCGCGCAGCCGGCACATGGGGCTGGTGCGGCCGTCCAGCGTGCTGACCCATCCCAGGGCGCCGATGATGTCGTCGTTGGCGTCGTAGAACCGATCCCGGGCAAAGCCGGCCGTGTGGCTCAGGGCGGTGCGCACGATAGTCTCGGCGTGGCGCCGGTCGATCTCCAGCAGGCCGTCGGCATACCCGGCTGCCTTGGTGCCACGGATGCGCCGCACGATCTGGGCGGTGGTCTGGCCCTCGACGTAGCCCATGCGCACGGCGTCGCGGATTCGCTGGGCCCGGCCGGCCTCCAAACCATCCATCCACTCGCGCAGCAGCCGACCCTGGAACGGCCGCGCCATGGCGCCGGCGTAGACCTGGGCCGACGTGACACCCTGCGTCGAGTACTCGATGGCCAGCGAATCGAACAGGCTGGCCTGGAAGCCGATCTCGGTGCTGACCAGGTCCTGCAGTTCGCCTTCGAGCTCGCCCCGCACCTGGCGGTAGGCCTGCTCGTTGAGCTGGCGCACGTCCTTCAGCAAGGCATCCAGGCGCTGGACGGTGAAATCTTGCGGCGCCAAGCGTTCCAGGGCGGCCGTCAGCTGCGCCACCAGGTCAGGATCCACCCGGTTCAATAGCGCGATGATCTTGCGAACGACCCCGTTGGAGTACTTGACCAGGTCGATCTGATGACGGATCGACGCGTCAACGATTTCAGTCTGCGGGGCCGCCATCGCCCGTACCTAGGCTGCCGAGCGACGGTCCCTCTTCCGCGACGGCGTCCAGCTCGTCGTCGGGGTTCACGTCGGGCGCCAGCATGCCGCGGCGCTGCTGCTCACGGATGGCCGTCTTCTTCGTGATCAGACCCGCCTGCTGCAGGCTCAGCACGAGCTGCGCCGATGCGTCGGTCAGCGTGGCTGCCGTGAAGTCCTTGTAGAGGCTCGCATGGCCGCCTTCGCCGAGCCGCGCCCAGTCGGCCATCAGCTGCAGGCACTGGTCGATGGAATCCTCGAAGCCCTCGACGATGCGCTGCAGCTCTGACTTATTGGCCTCGGCGTCGTTGTTCGCCTCGGTAGCGCTGCGCTCGCCTGGCTGGGCTACCAGCAGCTCGGCGCCCGTCTGGATCATCTGGTCCTGCAGGTCTTCCAGCGCCTGGCGGCCGGCCTCGATCGCGGCACCGGTGTGCTCGACGTACTTCATGTCGGCCTGGTCGTTCTCGCTGCGCACGGCGGCCGATGCGCCAACCGTGATGGTCTCGCCCTCCTGAAATCCCTTGGTGAACAGGATCGGCACCCGGGCCACGTGCAGGATCGTGTCCTGGTCGCTCTGGCTCTGCCAGTGCTTGACGTTCAGGTAGGCCAGGTTCAGCAGCGGCGACTTGCCGGTCATGAAGCCCGTGCGCCGGCCGTAGAACGGCACGTACGGGATCACGTCCAGGGTGGTCGCGCCTTCGTCGATCTTCGTCCAGGCGCGGTCGCCCTGCTCCCAGAGCTCCCAGCTGCCGGGGCGCAGCACGCGCACGCGCTGGACTTCCTTGGTGCCGTACTCGCCGTTATCCTTCTCGGCGACCTCGGCCAGGCGCAGCTGGGTCAGGCGCGTCACGCCATCGTCGCCGCGCGCCGTGCGCCAGCCCAGCACCTGGGCGTGCTTGACCATGACGAGGTACGGGCGCACACCGGCTGCGGCCTCGTCGGCGCGCGTGCGCAGGCCGGCGGTACGCGGGAAATCGACCAGCACACCGGCGATGCCGTAGCCCAGGCATTCGGCCATCTGGTCGGCCATGAAGCTGTGCAGGTTGCGCCCCTCGAGGTCGCAGTTCTGGCACCACTGGCGGATGCTGTCCGGCACGTCGTCGCTGAGCGTCAACTCTTTGCTGAACGGCTTGCCTGCCATGACGCCCAGCGTGCGATCGAAGGCCGGATACAGGGTCGCAGTTGTTCGGCGCGCCTCGTAACTGTCAGGATCCTCGTTCGGCCACTTCGGCAGGTAGGCCTTTGCCGCCTTGCGCATGGCCGGCGTGCCGCCGAGCAGCGCGTCGACGATTGGCCACTGCTCGGCCATCGCCTTCACGGCGTCGCTCTGTTGGTCTACGGTCAGGGTCATGGTTACATGCGCAGGGAGGTGACGGTGGCGTTCCGGGTGTTGATCGGGTAGCGGTGGACGATGAAGTAGCCGCCGGCATCGTTGGGGTGGTCGAAACCGAGCTTCTTGTCGGGTTCCAGCGCCTTGCCGGGCTTGCCTTTGTCGTCGTAGATCTGGCGCTCCAGCGCCTGCGTGAACTTCGGGCACTGGTCCGTGTTCACCAGCAGGCGGCGCTCGCCGTAGGTGTTGCACAGCATGGCGTTCATGCTGTTGATGCGATCCTTCACTGCAGGGTTCGCCGGATTCACTCGCACCACGAAGCCGGCCTTACGCAGCAACGAGATATCGGACTCGTTGGCGTTGTTGGTCTTGCGGCTGTCGCCCGAGGCGTCCGGGTAGACCGTGATCGAGTGGCCGGGAAAGCGCTCTTTCAGCTTCTCGATCATGGTCGGCGTGTCGAAGACGTCCATCACTTCGTCGACGGCGCGCGGCAGGCCATCCTCGCGCACGACGAACACCACAGCTGCCATCTTGCTGACGTTGAAGTCCATGCCGATGTGCAGGACGTCGCCCTTGCGCACGCGGTCGTCGGTGTGATTCTGCCGGCGATCGAAGCAGTAGTAGATGACGCCCGTGTAATTCTCGAAGCTGGCGTCGTATTCCTGCCGGAACGTCTTCGGGTCCATCCGGCGGCGCGCCGCCTCGATTTCCTCGGCCGGCACGTTGCCGCCCTGCAACGACGTGTACAGCCAGCTCTTGTGGTCTGGCTGCCGGCCTTCCTGGCCGTCCAGGTAGGTGTCGTAGCAGTGGTTGAAGCCCTTGGGCGTGCCGATCCGCAGCGCGTGGCCACCGACGTATTCGACGCCATCGACCACATACCTGCAGGTCGACAACATGGGCCGGACAACCTCTTCCCACGCCTCGTAGGGGCAGTCCGCCCACTCGTCGATCAGCACGAAGAACAGGCCCGACCCGCGCAGGTTGTCGTAGGCGTCCAGGCCCACGATCCGGATCACGTGGCCGCTGCGCAACGTGATGCTGCACTCGGTTTCGTTCGGTTTGCCGGCGCGCCAATGCCTGGGGATGGCCTGCTTCAGCCGCCGCCAGAAGACCCGCTTGGCCTGCTTGAACGTGGGCGCCGCGTACCAGATTTCGTCCTCGACGCTGACCTGCCACTTCACGGCCAGGCGTGCCGCGCGCCTGATTTCGGCTTTGCCCAGGAAGGTCTTGCCGAAGCGCCGGCCGCAGACGGCATCCCGAAACCGCGCCTGACGCTGCCAGCCCCAGACGTAGATATTCGCCTGCTTGGGCGTCAGCGATACCGGGCCCTCAAAGGATCGGGTTCGCTGGAGCATCTTCGTCGGGCCGCAGCACGTATTCGTCGGCTGTCATGTCTGCCGGGTCGCCGCCGCCGGCATCGCCCCCAGGCGGCCGGCCGGGCTGGTCAAGCCGACGATTCACGTAGGCGTCACCCATTTCCTTGGCGGCCTGCTCCAATGCCTGCATGGCCAAGACAATGTTGCGCTGCCCCTCGGCTTTACTCGCCAAACGCTGCAACGTGCGAAGGCGAAATGCCCGCTGCGCAATTGGAATCTCTGCCACATGTTCGCGGAACTGGCGCCGCGTGTCCTCGAAAATAACGCGCCACTTCTTGGCCAGCTTCTGCCCGGACGCTTTCGTCGGATCGTACTGGGCAATATGGGCGCGATGAACTTCGAGGCCGAACTCTTCCTTTACCGCTTCCGCCACCTGCGTTGGTGTGTCGTAACAGGCCAGCGCCTGAACAATGAAGCGCTTGGCCGCATCGTTGAGCGTTGCCATATTTCTTGAATCCGTAAAGGCGGGGTAGCGCTTACTGAAACGTTTATTTACAACTATCGAGTCAGTCTGCTATCTTCACGGCCCGCCGAGCACAACCGTAGATGGAATGAAGTCGCCAGCTGAATCTATTGCCCACGTGATCTACGAGGCAGCAACACCTGTGATCAGGATCCACTCACTGGGAGGGACGCATTGGAAGCGAAATGTCGCGTCTGGCACCCGCATTGGTCCCTGGCTTCAAGCGGAATATGACCTTCTGAACGATGCCGCTTGGCGGCGAAGGGAGCCATGTCTTTACATGGTCGCTGGGAACGATTTCGGAATCCGCTATGTCGGCATCTCGCGCAACCGACTGAAGGATCGTTGGCGTACCTGCCCTGCGTACGACGCTATGACCATGACTCGACTTGCCCTCGATCAGTTGTTTCACAGCCAATGCTGGAAACATATAGAGCGCGAACTTACTGCTCAGCTCTCGACCTGGTACGAGGTCCGCGCGATTACCGGTCACTCCCTAGGGACCCTCTTACAGCGAATCGGCCCTCCGTTATCTGCCTTCACTGCTCTTGGAGACGACAGTGAAGGGATCGCTGCCGCAGTCGAGCGATGGCTCTGCAACAAGCAGTC